GGCGGAAGTCACCGACGAATCGTTCACGTCGAAATACTTGGTGCCCGTGTAACCGCACTCCGATCCACGGTATTGCCAGGGACAGTGCTCAACGACTTGACGCCGTGGCAGTGCCAAGTTGGTCAGATCTAGTTTGCTAGTCAGCTCAAACTCAACGACTTGCAGGTTTTCATTGGCAACGCGGTCGATATACCAGATTTCGTCTTCAAATTTCGCTGTGCTATCAGCTGAAGGGTTGCCACCGCTGAAGTTGACCGAATCAAGAAACTTTTTGCAGGTGCGGATTCGGGTGACCTTTGCGTTCAACGGGTTGTATAACACCAGCAAGGCGGAGATGGCACTGTTGGCGTTAGCCACTCGCATACTGGGACGTGGCAGCGTGCCCTTGGTCGTCACTTCAAATCCCTCAACTTCAATCGGTGTTGCGGCGTAAGTAATCCCAGCAAATACGATGTCAGCAGTCAGCTCGTTGGTGCCAGCGTGATAGTAAAAAGTGCTATCAACGCCATTGACTGCTTCGGTTAGCTGAAGCTGGAACAGCTCGATAATTGCCGACGGTTCGAGCTTGTAAAGCTGCTCTTGAATTGACTGCGGCGTGCTCATGGCTCAAATACTTGCCGGAAAGTGGCGTTAATCGTGGCGCGATCTAGATAAGGGATGCTCTTGTCCCATTGCTGGCAGATCCACTTGTACTCGGTGGCGCTGTCCAAAGGCGTCCACTCAAAAGCCTCAACACCACCCCGCGCATCGAGAAACGCTTCGATGGTGTCGGCGTCGGTTTCGGAAACGTTCCAGGTCAGGTTCCACTCCTTCGGGTTTTGATTTAAGCCAAAGGTTGTTCTCTGGCTATAGCCTGATCCGAATTGAGCGATCCGCACGTTTGGTGCGCTGGTCTTTTGTGCGCCATAAGTTGGCGTTATCGAAGGGAAGGTAGCCATTAGGCGAGCAAGCCTCCAGGACGGCGCTGATTGATCAACTCGGCACGAACAGCAGCACCGATTGCTTGTCCGAGTCTATTGGCATCAGGGCGATTGCCTTGGACATTAGAGCCGCTTGCATCGACGTTCACCACGATATTGGAAGCCCCCATGGCTCCATTAGGAATGACGGTGCCGCTCTTGTTAGGAGTGAAGATCTCAGGTCCTTTTTCACCAACCAGATAGCTCTTGCCAGCCATCGCAGGACCGCCATTCGCCAATGCCCCCGCCAGTTGCGGCATATTGAAAGCGGAACTATTGAATTTGACCCCAGGCAAGAAGCCGCCGCCACCACCACCAAAAAGGCCGCTGATAGCATTGATCGCCTGATTGATTACATAGATCTGCAGAAGTTGACGGGCAATATCGATAAGAACGCCAGACGCAATCTTGCGAAGGCTGTTGCCAAAGGATTCGGTCCCTTGAATCAACGCATCAAAGGCGCTTGTCATGTTCTGGCCGACGACATTGGCAATCCCCTGGGCCAACTCTTTCTGCTTGATTTGCTCTTCAGTTAGACGCTGCGAATAATCGAGAACACTGCTGTAGCCAGCGGCTGCGGAAGAAAGATCACTGATGTAGCCAGGAAGGCTTTCGGCTGCTTGACGCTGGAACTCGGCTATTTCGCTGTTGTATTGAGCAGTGCTTGCAGCTAATTGATCTTGTATGCCCTTCAGCTTTGCTTGCTTCTCATCTGCGGGCAGTGTTTGATCTCGCAGGATTGATGATTGCTGATTGAGGATCTCCAAATTCCGCTGATCGCGTTGCAAGCGCAAAACTTGAGCGGTGTCACGCTGCTGCTCAGCATTTGCAATTTGAGCAAGTATTCCCTGTTGAGAACGGAAAAGGTCGTTTGCAGCCAAGATGTCAGCCAGCTGGCTTTCACGATCCTTGCGGCCCTTACCTGCAGTAGGAGCAGTCAGCTCTGGGATCTTGAAAATATCGGCTTGCGCCTTGGTCTGTTTATTTAATTCCTTTTGAGCTGCAATGTTCTGATCTATCTTCTGCAGGATCAATCCTTGAAGTTCAACGGCTTTATTTGCGTTGGGATCATCGGACCCAATTTGTTGAAGCAGGCGTTGATATTTTTGAAGAGCTTGAAGGTTCTGTTCAATTCCAGCTTTGTTCTTTTGGGAGTTAATCTGGCTGATGCCCTTGGCAATATTGTCTACCGCTTGGCTAGTAGCGCCACCAAGAATCAAATTAGAAGCAATCCCAACGCTTCGCGTAAAGCCACCGCCACGGCCAGCGCTTAAGGCTTGATTGACGGCATCGACAGCGGCAATAGCTTGAGTGAAAACAGACTTCAGAACGGGTGTCAAAACCTGACCAATCCGCCTGGCCAGTTGATCAACTCCATCCTGCAAAGTGCTTAATTTGCCATTCAATGTATCGGATTGAGCTATTGCACCATTTGCGTATTTGCCACCCGTACTTGTCAGGCGAACAAAAGCAGCCTCAACTGCTTCAGCACTAATTCGTCCCTTGCTCAGAGCATCTTGCAGCTCTTGGCCGGACAACTTGTACATTTTTTGCAGCTCTTGCTGCAGGCCAATGCCGCGCTCTTGGAATTGCAGAAGCTCCTCGCCTTGCAGCCGCCCTTTAGCGACCACCTGGCCATAAGCGGTAACGATCCCTTGCAGCTCAGCCCCAGTAGCGCCCGAAGCATCGGCTAATCGCTGCGTGACCTCAACAACTCGATCACCTTCAACTCCAAAAGCCTGCAATCGCTTGGCAGCATCAATCAGCTCTGTACTCGTGAACGGAGTGACAGCACCGATCTGCTGCAGCTCTTGAATGATCTGTTTTGCTTGTTGAACGCTACCCGTTAAGACTTGAAGGCTTTTGGTCTGTGTTTCTAGTTCTGCGGTTTTGGCGAAAACAAACTTGGCGGCAGTGACGGCCCCAATCGCAGCTGCAAGATTAGTGACTGCGCTTTTAAGGCTATTGATGCCGCCTTCTGCTGTCTTTGATGCGCTATTGATCTGACGCAGCTGATTGACCGCGTTTCCGCCTTTTACCTGTACGTCAACAACGGCAACAGCCACGGCCCGACCCAATCCTTTGGTTCAGTCTACCGACGTTTTATCGCCCCCTTCTCTTGGCCTTGTCAATCTCCGCCTGTTCCCGCTCGCCCTTGACTTCGTAATAAGCCGCGAACATCACAAACTCAGCCTCCGTCAAACTGGCGCGCAGCTCACTGACGGTCTTGCCAAGTTCAGTAGCTAGGAAGAACTCAAAGAAGAGCCAAGAGTCTTCCTTTATCCGTTTTTTGCTTCCTCAAGCGGCTCTGCATCGCCCAAGCCAAACAGGAACAGCTCAAGCTCGTTCAGGACAGACTCAGGAAGTTGACGCTGAAGTTTTGCAGCATCACCAGAGCCAAAAGCCCTAGTGCCATCTTCCAGCTCAGCCATTTGGCAAAGCATCTGGGTGCTGATGTCCAGCGCCTCTTCAGAGCCGGCAAGAGCTTGTGCCGACTTACGGTCAGCACGGGTAATAGGCCGAAAATAAAGATCCACCACGGGCGCGCCCGCAGCGTTTTTCAAAACAAATTTGCGGCGCTGGCTGAGATCAAATGCCTCAACCAGCAGATCCACAGTACGTTTTGCTGGCATCAGAGCTAATCAATCGCCCTGACTATACCCCTTATCACTCAAGGTTGCCCGTGATGGTGCCGCTGGTGATAAAGCTGCAGGTGACGATGACGATCTCGCCAACGGTGGAAGTAATTTCCATGTCGGTGATGATGCCGTCGAAGCTCACGGAGTCGGAACCGGTAGAGCTGCCAGTGGTGAACAGCTCAAAGCTGGCATCAGCGCCGTCAGCAGTGGTCAGCACGTCCTCAATGAAACCTGCTTGACCGGTTGCATCGGGGTCATAAACCAGCTCAACAGTGCCGGAGCCGGAGATCATGCTGCCGACAAACGAGCGGAAGGTGTCGCCGTGTGCGCTGACATCCAAGGTTTCCTTGGTGGTAGTCAGGGACCAGCTACGGGTGCCAACAACGGTTGCATTGGTGGAGCCTGCTGCGTCGAATTGGACGGAGCCTTGCTCACCTCGAATAACGGCCATGGGTCAGAGTTCCTCGATGGATTCAAAGGTCACACGGACCTGAGTTTGGAAATAGCCCTCGGGGACTGGTGAAGCCAGAGCCTCTGGACCTGTTGGAGCGTCGAAGAAAACCCCCGACACATTAACCCTATTGTATAGATCCCGAATCCGTTTCCCCACGACGTAGTTGGCACCTGGGCCGACACCTTTGGCACTGAAGATATTGAAGACAACGATGCCAACAATGCGGTT